TTGGAATCAAGCGTCAGCATCTGGACCTCAACATCTCTCTTTCTTCGTCCGTGAAAAAATCTTCTTCCAAAAGCGACTTGGCGTGTTCCGGCTTAATCCGCGTCATGATTCTCTTCCGAATAGACGGGTCAAGTTCTTTGCCCGCTGCCTTGAGTAATACCTTTGCCCATCGCTCTTCAAACCCGACTTCGCCACTGCCAAACTTCTTCAACGCCTCATCAACAGTCGTCGCAGCACTCCGGTTTATCATCCTGTTAAATAAAGTAATCCCCGGTTCACACGCATTTCTCTTGACCAATATCTTCAAGAGGTCTTTTAATTTACTGTCTTTGGTGATCATGCTAAAACCTTTCAGGACGGGGCTTTCACCCCGCCCGGTGGTTAAAGGTTAGGCATCCAATTCTTCCCACAGATAATGGAATAGAAGCTTTCCGGTTGTGGCAACGCCAGTATAAGACAAAAGCGCATATCCGGGCGGGATAACAATGCTACCATCGATGCGGTATGTGTGAGGGCCGACCGTATTAACAACGCTATTTGCCGCCTGATAAAACGATCCGCACAGTCTTACCAGTATAGGTGTGCCGGGGGTCGCACCGTCATCGGTTAATGCGACGGTTGTTACATAACCATACCTGGCGCAACGCGGAGTCACGGCCTGTGCCATATCTCCCACCGTGGCAATCATCAAACCGACCGCCCCGGAGTCATCATCTGCTTCCTCAATAGTCCACGCAAACTCATGGAACACATAATTCTTGCCGGACGTGGAGGGATTCCCAACTCCTAGACCTGTCCAAGTCGTTGCCAGTGCAGCGGTTGTGTTGACTGCCGCCTGATTTGCAACTGAAAAAAGCCGTCCCTGAATTGCAGCGTCGGCCAATGCTCCACCTGCCGGTGCGGAAAGCAGGATTCCTGCATCATCACAAAGTGCTGGCAGTCCGATTCCTGATCTTGTTTTTCCGTACATAGTTTTAATTCCTCCTGTTAAACGTGTTCAGCTACGTAAATGTCGCGTAAATCTTCAGCCCACCCGCCATCGTGGTAAATGTATTTCTTCCCTGTATCAACGGCGTGAAAGGTCGAGCCTTCGGCAACGTCGGTTATCGTGACTTGATCGCCGTCTTGCCCGTTAAATTTCTTAATTCCTGTTTCGAGGCATACAGTCATAATAGCCTCCTTAAACCGCCGCAGTGATGTATGCGCCGTCGCTCAATGGTGTGTAAAAAATTGAAAACTTCACAGTGCCATCGGTACAATCTGCGCCTGCTGTTAAAATTCCGATTGTTCCCACTCCGCCGTCAGTACCAACAATCTGCGGGGCTGCATTGATGTCGGAAATCCCCGGTGTTGCGGTCAGAACAACTGCGGTTGCCACTGCGCCGCCAACCCACATGATTCTTTCCCCAACGGCAAGCTGCGCCAAAGAACCGGACGCCGCCGACATGGGTTGAACTGCAATAACAGGACTCGTTGAAGTGAAGTTGTAAAGAAGCGTCGCCGCGCTGTTTGAGATGGCTTCGGTCACTTCACCGAAAAGCAGGTGAATCCGTACCCGGCCATACACGTTAAAAATTTCCGACTGGTTCTGATGAATATAAGTCTCTGCGGCAAGTGCGGACGTATCAACGCGGATGCCGTTTACGATGTCGCCAATTCTTGAAATGGTGCTCGGATTATAGTTCATTTTATTTCTTCCTCCTATGGAAGCGGACAGTCATCTTTCCAGAAAGCCCGTCAGGTTGTGGGCGGGGTGTTACACCCGCCCGGTTAAATTATTTCAAGCAGGTTGCGCTTCTATTGCTCTTGTAACGCGGTTCCAGAATAGCAACACCATGACAAATTCCGCCGGTTGCGGTTGTAAGTGTTAATGTCAACCATTCCTCACCTTCGGCCATGGATGCGGCGTCAATCTCAATAACCAACATCTTGTTTGATGCGGCGGCACAAGCACAGGTGGTTGAAGTGGCGGTCCAGGCAGCCAGCACGTCGCACGATGCGGTGCTTCCAGCGACGGCGGTTCCAATAACGGCACCCGCTTCCGCGTAACGTGAAGGAACAGCGGTTGTCTTTGTCCCTTCGGAAGCGCCGGACTTTGGCGTAACGGTGATGTCCGTAGTCACTGCGCCAAACGTGAAAATGAAAGTGGCCTTATGGTAGTCCTTCATATTGATGCTGTCACAATCAGAGCTGGTGCTAATATCAGCAGAGTTCATGACGGGAACGATTTTGAATTTTTCAGCTAACATTTTAAATTTCCTCCTTTACGGTTTATGGTTATCGTGCATCCAAAGTGACGAAATGCGAAAGCGTGTCGCTGCCCTTGTACGGGGTAAGCGCTGACGCTCTCTCCGGCTGGCCGTCCAGTCTCATGACGAAACGGAACACGGATTCATCGTAAACAAAGTTCACATGGATGCTGACATCAGACTGGATTCCGCCCTTCTCAGCGATGATGTAGCCGCCGAGGTCTGCGAAAATGATGTCGCCCTTATCGCCAAGTGCCGCGCACTGTTCAATCGGGATAACCGGTCTTCCAAACAGTGTTCCGTAAGGAGCAGAAGAAGCACCGCCAGCGGGCAGATACACAGGAACGCCGCCAGTGCCGACAGACATTGCCATCTGCATCAACTGCGGTTCAACGGCCTGATTAATCAGCCATACTGCGTTCTGACGGGACTGCGGGAACAGGCGGGCATACATCTTCACGATGTTTTCCCAAACGATTGTGTCCGCTTTCTGACCGGCTTCTTTGGCAACTGAAACCAGACAACCGGCGTTCAGGATGCCCAAAGGCTGACTTGTGCCGAGTCCGTTAATGATCGCGTCGTCAATCTTGAAACCAAATTCGGCTGCAAAAGCCTGTTTGATAAACCCTTCAAGCGCGGATGCGTCTGCCAGAAGTTCGTCGGTTGCGTAGCAAAGGCCGACCAGCTTCTTGAGAGACAATTCGATCTGACGGAATTTCGGTTTGCTTTTGGTCTTTTCGGCAGCTTCGTCCTTCCAGTAACCCAGCACACCGCCGGAACGAGTGGATGCTCTGGAAGTCTCATCAACACCGTTGATCTTGATACTGTTGGCGTTTCCGGAAATCTGAAGTCTGCGGCAACGAGGCGCCAGGATGCCCGTCTGGTAAACCTGCTGAAGCAGATCATTTGAGAAATCGGTCTGCACAAGGAAACCGCCGTCAGATGAAACGGCTTCGGTCAGTTCTTTTGCGGCTGCGTTATACAGGCGCGGATCAACATGACCGCCGGGGCGCGATGCGTTGATGATGGAAGCCAACTGCTGGCCGAGGCAAGAGAACTTATCTTTGTCCTTCTGCGTGACGGACATTGCCGGAATCTTATTCTCAATGGTCTTTGCCGGTTCAGGGGCTTCAAGCAGTTTTGCCATTCTCTCCTGACGTTCCAGTGTGGAAACCGACTTGTTGATGATTTCAACCTCATCAAGAATTTCGTTTTTAAGCGCAAGTTCCGCTTCCGCCAGTTCACGGTTTTCATTGGTTGCTTTGGCATCAATGTCCGCAGACTTTTTCATCAAATTCTTGATGTCTTCTTTGTACTGAGTGATTGTCTTCATTATTTTCGTACTCCTTTTATTTTAAATTGATGGTGCAATTATTTCCGCTCTTATGAGCAGATCGGCAACTCGGTCTCTCTTCGCTGGCTTCGGCGGTTCAGCATCTCGCGGAACTTCCACCACCACGGCAGGTATTTCCGGTTGCTCAGCATCTCGCAGAACACCTTTAAACCCACACGCTATGATTGACTTTGCCTCTTTCCGTGTGTATCCAGCATCTCGCAGGACACTTTCTAAATCTCGTTCATTGTCCGGCGGTTTCTTATCGCCAGTTAAGTTTTCCGGTATGTTTTTGAATTTCGCTTTTGCCATGACCGGCACGAACTTCGCACAAGCGGCCATGTCCATTTGCTCCGTTATTTCGTCAATAAAGCCTAATTCCAGTGCCTCAAATGATGAAAGCCATGATTCAGCGTCCATTAAATTTATGATTTCACCCTCATCCTTGCCGGTCTTGCCTGTATAAGCCAACACAATAGAACCACGAACCTTGTCCAGTGTATCGGCCATTTTCCGCATTTCCGTGGAATC